AGAGTGTACTGGAACGGGAGACGGATCGAGAGCTGTTGACCCAAGATGACCCCGTTGATGGGGCCGGGCAGCAGGCTCTGGTAGTCACGGTTCGTACGACCCGTGAAGTTGCTCTTGGCGTGCAGCAGGACGAGAGCCTTGCGTGCGACCCATTGAGCGGTGATTAGTGAGTTAGCCATTATTCCTTTCCGATTTTATTTAGTTCAGTCCGCGTAGCTTCCGGGCGCTCTCGCGGAGTGACTGTTTGCTTCCTCTGTGCCGCCGAGCGAACTCTTCCATCGACATGTTAGGGTCGACGACATCTCGCTCTGACGCACGTCCCGCAGCCCTTACAGCTGTGGGGGGAGGAGGCGCCTTGGTGATGGACTTCTTTTGCCCTGTTTGCGCATCGGGCTTAGAGCCTGACTGCTTTGACCCTGAAGTGGTGGGCGTCTCTGCCTCGATCTTTGCGATCATCTTCCCGATAGTGATGCACTGCTGGGCCGGGGACTGTTTCGCGGTGCGGATAGCCAGCGCGGTGTCCTTGCCAAACTCGTACAAAATTCGGGCGACGTGCTCAGACTGAGCTACAGCGACCCCTGCGTCCGGGCACAGCTGGTTCTGTGCTAGCACCGGGTTGTTCGTCACGACGGCCGTATAGTCTTTGTGCGTCTTCGCAAAATCTTCGATCCGCTTCTCGACTACAGCACGCCGCTGAACTGCCTCATTCTGGCCGCTCATCTCGCGAACGATCTCGCGAGCAGCGACCGCTGCCTGGGCCTTTGTCCACTTCTGCATCTTCGCACGGTACTTGTCGTTGTCGAACGCGATGTCGGGATCAGCGAGATCCGGCATCGGCTCGTCTTCAACGGGAGGAGCAGCTGCAGCGGTGGTCTGTGCGGCCGTGGGTTTACCACCGCCCTTCAACCTCTCCAGTTCTGAAAGTGCATCTTTCAGCTGGGTCTGCATGTGCTTGCCAAATATCTTCGTGCCTTCGAGCAGATCGTTCAGCTCTACTATGCGTTCCTCAGCAGAACCTTTCTTCGGGGCCGGCCGAACGGGGGAAGCCTCTACTTCCTCGTCGCCAGTCAAGTCCGCGTTGGGGTCTGTGTCATCGCTGAGGTCGACGTCTGCGGTGGACGAGTCCGCGCTGTCGTCCGAAGTCCCCTCACCCGAGTCGGTCGGGTCGCCGAGTGTCCCGTCTTCGTCGACGATGGGGGCGTCTTCGTCGACCAACGGGTCCTGTGCCGCTGCTGCGGCTTTGCCACCAGGCGTGGCGTCAACATTCTGGCCCGCGGCGACGGCGGCTACTGCGGCGGCGTCAGCGGCGCGGGCGGGTGTAGCACCACGGAACGGGTTCAACTTGTCGTCGACCTGCTTCTGCGGTTGCTTCTCGTAACTCTCTAAATCCTCTCTTGAAAAAGCCATGCTAGTCTCCTGTTTACACGGAATCCGCTTCCGCGAGGCGGTCAGGTCTCACCCAGACATCGAAATCAAGCAGCCTTGGCGGGCTTCTTGGGCTTGGCAGCGGCCATCGCCTTGGCGGCGGCGACCTTCTGCTCGTTCAACTCCTTCGTGTGCTGCATCGTGAGGGTATGCTTCTCGTGCATCCGCCTCATCTCGTGCGCGTGCGCCTGCGCGGCGCGCTCCATCTCTTTCTCGTGCTGCTGCTGTGCGCGTACCGACTCGGCCTGCTCGTTCGCGTACGCTAGCCGCTGGTTGTGGTGGCTCTCGTCCGCCTGCCGCAGCTGATCCGCCTGGTGCTGCTGGTGTTCGTGCGTCAGGTCCTGCAGGTGCCCGACGTGCTTGGCGGCGAGGTCCATCTGCGCCGATTGCATGTCGGTCTGCTGCTGTTGCTTGTCGGCGCCGATCTCGTGCGCCAGCTTGATGTTCGCCAGGTGCTTGCCGGCGGCCTCGTACTGGATCTTCTGCTGCTCGATCGGGCTGACCTTGGCGCGCGACTGCGCGATCTGCGCGTCGGCGGTCATCTTTTGTGTCTTGCCCTGGAGCAGCTGCATCTCAAGCTGCTGCTGCTGCTCCTGCATCTGCTGCTGCTGGTTCTTCTTCGAGCCGACGCCCTCCGCCTTCTCCTTCGCGGTCGGCTGGATGATACCCTGCTGTATGAGCGGGATACGGAGGCGGTTCGCCATCTCCTGCGCGTCCGGGGTGTCGATGTTCTTCGCGATGAGGTCCTGGATGACCGGGGCCGCGCTCGGCATCGCCTCAGCGAACGAGAGCAGCGTGTCGAGCGCCTCTTGCCGCGCCGACTGGAAGCTGGGTCCGATCACTACCTCAACGTCGTACGACCCCTTCGAGAGGTCGTGCATGATGTCGCCGGTGAACTCGTTCTCTTTGTTCAGCTCGACCATCTTCTCGACGCCGTCCTTACCGATGATGCGCTCGACGCGCTCGGAGTCCATGACGCTCGGGATCATGTCGACCATCATCTCCCAGGTGAGCTGGAGCGCTGACCCGTACCCGTCGATGAACTCGTAGCTGCCGAGGTCGGACCGTTTCGTGTGCTGCACGAGCGCCTTACCAGAGACGCGGTTCATGTCCTCGGCGTTACCGAGGGCGGGGTCGAAGTAGCCGATGGTGGCCTGGATGTCTTGGATCGACATCTGCGCGAGCGCCATAGCGCCCTGCGGCAGGTCGAGAGGAGGTGTGCGGAACGGCATACCGCCCTCCGCGTTCTTGTCGACGTTGTAGGGTAGGTAGGGGCGGGAGGCGACGTTCGCCTGGGCCCACTCGTTCTCGTAGCCCTTGATCATTGCCTCGGTGACGAGGTACGGGGCCTTGGGTAGGAGCGCGGCGCGCTCGATGATGTCAGAGGCGCGGGAGTTGTAGCTGCGCTGCGCGTCCTTCGAGTGACGGACCAGCGACTGGAACTTCTTGCGTCCCTCGATGTTGATGTAGCGCCCGGGGCAGCGCACGACCGGGATACGCTTCCAGTCGTAGTAGTACGGGCCCTCGAGGACGTTGGACCCGTCGACCTTGACCCACATGACCTGCCACTTGATGGTCCGGCGGATCATCAGGTCGCCGGTCTTCTTGTTCTTGGCGATGCGTGTGACGCCGCTCTTCTCGTGCGTCAGCCCGTGGTCGTCGAGGTGCTTCTCGGTGGCCTTCAGGTCCGCGTCGTAGTCGCGCACGGTCCCGTCGGTCATCTTCGCGATCCACTTCTCGCGCGGGACGCGCTCGAAGTACTCAGCGATACGCACTTCCTTGTCCGTGAACCAGCCGTAGCTGTCGCGCGAGACATTGAAGCTGTTCATGTTGCCATCTGGATACAGCGACTCGTACACCTCGTCGGAGATACGCTCCGCGATCAGACACTTGTTAGCGTCGGCCGCGCACGCGTCAGCGCACTGCGGATCCCACACCACCGTCTGCGGATTCGAGATGTTCAGGATGCGTAGCACCTGATCGAACGCGCCTTCACCATCGTCCTGCATGTACGTGGGCATGATGCGCCACGCACCGAAACCGCCAGCGACGGCGAACTTGAACTGCTCTTTGTAGATCTGGTCGGCGCGACTCGCCTGCTCGATGGAGCGGCAGAGGCCGGCGAAAACTTCAGCGGTAGGCTCGGAGGCGCCCTCAGACGACGGCCGGACCTTGCCGGCGGGGCGCGTCTGGCGCATATCCGCGACAACCATGTTCACGGGCTGCAAGCAGCGGTTGAACGTGTAGCATGGCTTGCCGCGGCGATTCTGGAGCACAACAGGATCCCATTGCCCCATCGCTTCGGCGTTGTAGATGAAGTTCAGATCCTCTGAGTGCATGCGGCGGTTCTCTTCCCACGCGCCGACACCTTCATCATAGAAATTGCGGATACGCGAGAGCAGGCCCTCGTTATCCTTGATCTGGAAGCCAGGCGAGTTGGGGAGCGTGCCGCGTTGTCCCGGCACGTCCCCAATCAGATCCCAGTTGTCGCCTGCGTTCGTCGTCATTTACGTCGGCATCTCGTCCACGATAGCGCGCTGTCCGTCACCGACGAAAACGCCATCGAACGTGTTGGGCGGGATATACTTCGCGGCCCCATCGTTCTTCCACTCGTGCACGGGTTTTTGGTCCTTGGTTTTTCGGCCGCTATCGATCAGTTTCTGATACTGAACGCGGACCTGGTTGCGGATCGCGCCGTTCTTGAAATTGAACGGAGTGACCTTGCCTTTGCGCTCGATCACCAGGTTGTTCATCCCGGCGGTGACGTGCACGGTGTACGTGCCAAGCTGCATCTTACGGCCATTGGAGTCGACACGCCGCGGATCCTCATCCTGCTGGCACTCTTCAACCTGCTTGCCGTCCGACGCCGGGCGCTTCACGAAACGCCAATCGACTGAGGTGTGTGTCACCTTGTCGTCTTTGTCCTTGTGCTCGATTTTGTGCGCCGCTTGCTGTCGCAGACGGATGCCCTCTTCGTGCACCAGCTTCAATGTAATGCTCATTTGGTCTCACCCCTTATGCACGCTCGTGCGATTAAAAAATCTACCATCTCACCTTGCCGCCCTTTAAGCGCGTCCATCATCTGTTTGATGCCGGTCGTGTCTTTCGAATGGTGGAAGAACCACAGCTTTCTACTCTTCACGTCGGCCAACAAAAACGCGCCGCGCTTGCGGAAACCTGCCTCAATCTCTCCGATGGGCGTCAACCGCTCCACACCCCACCCTGTGTCGCCATGTTCGGATCCCAGCTGAACCACGGTAGGCCGCCCTCGCTGGCCGGCGGAGCCTTCGCCACATCGAAGCCGCTCATCACGTTATATCTGGTCGCGTCCATGATGTGGTCGTTCTTCTTGATAATGTTGCCTTTCTCGTCGCGACGATAGAGGCGTACTTCCTTGAACCAATTCGTCAGCGTGCTGAAGACGCGCAACTGCTGCGTCGAGAGCATGTCCCAGGTTTGGATCAGACCAGACACGACAGTGTTGTCGGCCTTGCTGACCTTCAGCCCGAGCCGACAGTAGGCGTCGATCAGTAGCTCGCCATCGGGGCCGCGCGCCTTCTGCGCGGCGGGATCTATGACGCCTGGGATCCACTGGCCGCGGCGCATGATTGCCGCAGCGTGCACGGCAGGATCGGCCTGGCCGCGATAGTACTCGTCGTACGCCACCGCCGGATACCGGCGCTGACCGGAGGCGTCATTGAAGCCGTTGTCTATGTCCCAAGCGAACCAGATGACGGCAGTGCAGTTCCAGCCTGGATCCATCCCATACGAGCGCGGCCAGTGCGACGGAATGTCGAACGGCTCGATCTTCATCACGTCTTCGGGGATCGGGTAGATCGCTCCGGTACCGTGACCAGGGATGCCGGACTTTCTAGCCTGCAGCTGCCATGACGGCACGCCGGCTAGAATTTTTCGCTTCTCGTTCTCGCCGAGATGAGGAACGTCGTCCATATCAAGAAATATCGCTGCACGACTCATCGACGACAACCTCCTCTTCACCCAAGTCCCACGCTTCCGCTGGTACTGCGTCAGGCTCGGGCGAAAGCTCGGGCATGAACGTGATCATCAGGTCCGAGACTCCTAACATTGGCGTCTCTGTCAACGCGAGCGTGCCGTTCGGCTCTCCGGGCACCGTGCTCAGCAAGCGGAGCAGGCACTCGGTGTAA